CTTTGGTGTCAAATATGCGGTTTGTTGTGTTGACTTAACAAAATTCTTTATTGTGAATTTTTCTCTAGCAAACACAGTGATTCTTACAACGCTGTTGCTCTTATATTCCTTTTTAACGTTCTTTAACACAACAGCAAGTTGAGTGTCATCAGTAATTGGACTCAAACTTCCAGTGACAAATGTTGAATCGTCATATACAACATCCACATATGGAGTGTAAATAGTATTAGTTTCTTTACTATAGAATCCAAGATTTCCATTGCTGACGTTTTGAGTATTTAACTCTTCGGATGTCAATAGAATAAATCCTTCGTTTGGAACACAACCGCACATCCATGATTTAACGATAGGAGTAACATCCATCTTGATATCAGATGATTCGTATCCGAAACTCTGTGAAGCAATCAATGAACTTCCAGTATGAAGAGTTGAACAAAAACTAGAAGTTGATACCGTGGCTGAATTTGGCACAGAATAATGCCAGGTTCCTCCACCATTTCCAAATGCTATAGATTTATTGGATTCGTTGGTCAAATAGTCATACAAATCCTTTGTTGGATTGGATGGGTACCAACGTGTTCCACCTGTAGAACTATAATCTCTATAATTCCAACTTGCTCCGGTAGTTGATCCATTGTCAGCAAATCTTCCATTACCCATTTCCCAACTTTGACTAACAGGATAAGCGTAAAGAGTGTATGTCAATGGAAGTTCTTGTTGTTTAAGAACTTTCATATTCAACACAAACTTTGGATCAACAATATCCCCCGATGAAATTGAACTGGATATAGCAGATACATCAAATTTTAGTAACGCTCTACTAAATTTTGAGTAGGTGTTAAAAGAAAACTTTGGATTGTAGTAACTGTAACTACCAGATATGTCCCCTTCCAAGGTTCCAGAAATTCCGTATAAACTGCCCGATAGAACTGTGACGATACCAGTTAAACTACCCGATACATTTCCACGCACCGTTGATCCAGACACACTTCCTGACAATTCCGTCACACTTCCGCTTACACGTGTCAATGACACCGTTTGAGTTGTATATGTAGTTCCGTTCAACAAAGCGCTTGAAACGTAGCCTGAGACGCTGCCCGTGACATTACCTGTGAACCTTGTAGTTGTGAAATCAGCACATGATGACGTTGGATTTGCATATGCCAATACTGATCCATATACAATGGATGTATTGGTGGATGTATCAGATATAATTACATTTGTGGTACTTCCTGAAAAATATCCAATGACGGTACCATTAAAATTGACTAAATTGTTGAGAATATAGTCGTTTGAATCCAAACTTCCGGATTGATATTTGACAACAGATTTGACACTAGAAGCTACAGTGCTAATATTCAGCAACTCGTCTATACCAAAATTTTTGTTTTCAAAATTGGTAAAGTTCGTTATGTATGTATCTTTGGATGGAAAAATAAAAATATGCATATTATACTGAGGTGGCTTTTATGTCTACGTCTGGATACTTAAGTTCAAATACACATGGATCAAGAGATGGATAAATGATTTTATTGACGGTTGCAGCATCAACGTTGTATTCTACATCCGAATACGTTCCATTTCTTGATGTTAAATTGTTGATCTTCAAATACGCAACAGATTGAACACCTTCCACTTTGGCAATTTCCAATTCCAATTGACTCAAGTTAATTGGTTGATTGAATCCCCACAAATCGATATTAAAGAAGTCTTTGATTGTTTGTACACAATTTGCTAACACTTCTTTTTTGTTAAAATTGTTGTAAGTAACAATCTTAAAATCTACTCCGATATTGATAATATATCCGTCAATCAAGTTGATACCGTCGGTCATCATACGATAACGACTGAGATATTGACGAAGGTTGTGCAACAATGCTTGATTTGGTTTTGTTAAGTTCTTATTTTCATCGTAACTCAACAAATAAAAATTGACAGAGAATGGATTCTTTAGATTGCCACTGATTTGTCGATTGCTAATGACTTCATTATTTTGAGTCAATTGACCATCCACAATCGAATTAGCATTCAAATTGTTATCAGATATCACTGTTGCCTTTGCTACAGATCCAAATTTGGCTGGCATTGCGTAACTACGAGCAATATAGTCATCAGCAGTTACCACACGATTTTGTGCAGCAAAAAACGCAGTAGCGTTTTGCTTTATTTCATCACTTGATTCTGGACCATCACCACCCACTGCTGGAGTGTTGTTTTCTGCTGCTAATGAATTTCTTACAACCTGAAATAGACTTTGTTCAGCGTTTGACAAAATTGAAATGTCGTTTTCGTATTCAACGCTGACAATTTTGTTGATATCACCAGTTTGACTGTTGGCTTCAACCCCCCCACCAACCAAGTATTTGACGGTAAACTGAGTTCCTTGTTTTGGATACACACCAAAAGAATCTGAATTTACAATGTTGGATGGATCAATATTGACGTTAAGATTGTTTAGGTTAGACAAACTGACACCCAAAATCTCAGCAGATGGAATAACAATTTCGTCATTTACTCCCTGATTTCCCGGTCCAAACTCTAAATATGTCAAATTATTTTGGTCAATGTGCGTGACAAATTTACGTTGGGTTCTCAACAACTTAACAATATTTGGAACCGAAGATTGATATTGAATAAATCGATCATCATTCAACGATACGTTTTCATATGAAGTCAATACGATATCTTGTGCAAGATATTCAACTTCATACCATGGAACGTTATCTTGATCACGCACATCCAAAATCTCAAGTACATTTGGTTCATCCAAATACAATTTGTAGTATGGAGTGTTTTCGTTAACAATAAAAGTCTTAGTTACAATCTGTCCAGAAATACCATTTGCAGTCTTCTTTATCAAAAAGAACTGGGGAATACCATATTCATCTCTGGAACTTACAGTGATTTCTCTTGGTGAATTGACGGTATCCATTGAAAAATCAATCACATCAGTAGTAACAAATGCTATACCTGCACTATTAATCAACTGCATTCCTGACTTGATACGAAGTGTATATTTTTCATCAGGAATATATTCACCAACGTCATTTTTTACAGATGGTACCAACTGATATACATCAAAATTAGTCAATGACGGACGAGATACTTTTGGCTTATATCCCAAGAATTTGGATAGTGCAAGTACGTTTTTACGTTCTTCGGTATATGGAAATAGACTTTCTTTGAACTGTTGATCCAAGTAAAAAGAAAGTACATCTCCGACATATGCGGCCATATCAATAAAGATAGTACCCGGAGAAGAGTCTGAAAAGTCCTGATAGTTCTTTGGAAAATACGTCTTGGTATACTCAATCAGGTTCTTCTTAAACTGAGAAAAATCTCTGTTCAAATAAGATATGTCCTTATTTGTTAGAGGTTTAAATGTTTTCTGTGTAGTCGATGCCATAATTAGTTATTTTCCAAAAACATTTCGATTTGAGCCTGATCGTTATTGACAGAAATGGTCAAATTAATGTATAATCTATAAATATCCACGTCTTCTTTTTTTAAAACTTTAATGTCAATATTATCAATAGTAGCAACCGGAATCCAAAAATTGATGTCAGTTGTTAAAGATTGCTTAACACGTTGAGGTAATGTTGTATCATTTGGATCAAATACAAAGTTGTTCAACGAATGTCCAAAGGTAGGTTGCATACGACGTTCTCCCTTTCGTGTGTTCAAAAGGTTACGAATGTTCGTTTTTACCTGTTCCAATGTATAAATGGTTTGGTTGAAAAATCCCCCAGCACCATTTTGAATAGGTAATGTCAACCCGATTGGATATAATGTTGCCATATTACATCATTGATACAGATCCAGATGAAAGTCCACCAGATCGTTTTTTATCAATTGCCTTCATCAATGCTGAATAGTTCTTTGTTAGTGCTTGTGCTACAACTGGTGGTGCTTTTTCTACATGATCCATTACAGAGGGAGCAGACAATTCCGATGTTACCATGGTTCCTTCTTTTGGAAGTCCACCAACGGTCTCATTCAGTGCCTTGTTTAGAAGTTCATTACTGGTGTACTTCTTATACTCCTTCTTTGGGTTAAGTACAGGTTGTACTGGAGTAGATGTTACCTTCGTCTTTGGAGCTGTATTGGTTACCTGTTGTTCTGGTTTAGAAAAAATCTCTGTAAGAACTTCAGGAATTGCAGCACGCACTTCTTCCTTCACCATTTCTCTGATCATTTGTCTTAGTAGGTCTTTTGTCATATTATTATTAAATATCAAGATTTATAGTTCAAAATGTACTTATGTTTCAGTTTCCAAAACATCAACAACTTGTCTGTTACGGCGATCTACACCGAAAAATCCACCGGGAACCCCTTCACCAGTCTCTACGTTAACGGAAACTGGTTGAGAACCGTCTTGTATTGTACCACCGTCTTGACCCGGAGCATACCCACCACCGGTCAAAAATACACGTCTACTCAACAAAGTAGATAGTCGGTTCTGTAGTTCCTGTAATTCAAATAGTTGAACAGGAATTTGAGTAAATGGAAGTGACGCACCACCGGCATCAGGATGTGAGTGATAATACCAATGTACATGTGTCTTTAACCATTCACACAAATCAAACAACCAATCCACTGTAGTTTGTCCCAACAATGCGGGTTCATTGGTTTCATCGTACTGGCCCAAATAAATAGCAGGACTATTCAATACAGTCTTGGTATTCGTAGTCATCACGATTTGTTCATGTGCATCAACTGTATATTCACTATCAGTCACCACAGCATATCGTTTCTTAGAAAAATGTATGGTCTCTGAGAACCGGCTACTTAAAATCAAACGATCCGAATTTACTATCAATTGATCTTTATTCAGTATTGGATATTTAAACGACGTAGCACCATCTGGACAAAACGCAGCAACTTCTTCTCTTGAGTCATTACCAAATAACTTTTTGTAACAGGTACTAACATACTTGGAAATTGTACATCCAGACGTAATATGAATTGATGTACCATCATTATTAATATCTTCCAATAAAAACCCACCGGTATTTCTTTCTGGATTTGATAAATCAGATTCATTAATTGCAGCAATAGCTGGAAGTCTATCATGCAACTTGATCTCTTTATCCTTTTTCAAAGGACGTTGACGGTTTCTCAACAAAATCATTGGATTTCCACCACCAACTTCATACTCATTATTGTAGAAGTTGTTGGTTTTCTTTTGTCCAATATTATAATCGACATATCCCTTTTCAAAATCGTGTGCGGGATTTGTACTATATGCTTTATCATTCTCACGACTATCATCGTATCCACCAAATCGGATAGACTGACCAAATCTACTTTCAATCAACGTATCACCTTCAAATCGTTTCAATGAACGAATATACGGATTGTGTAGAAAATATCTACCAAGTGAACCTTCAAATCCATACCCTCCTTCAGCTCTTAATTTGCTTACTGGACCTTTGTAATCGATAAATGGATCTTCGGGTGACTTATACTCTTCACGGTTGCCCATATTAGCACCGTAAGTTTGTTCAAACCCAATATCCGCATTATTGTTTACAAAGTTCTTGTAGTTGATTTTTCTGGTGTAATACAAGTTTTCGTTGTATTTGACAACTCCAACTATTTCGTTTACCAGAGGATACTCAGATATATTATTTTCCAAAGGAAGTGCCCATGGAAGACCTTCTTTTGGCAAAGTAGTTTGTGTGTTTAACAATCGCAGTTTGACACGACCAATCCATGTATAATCGACATCATCAATTGATGGCTTCTTTCCTACATAATTTTCAGGCCACTGATCTGGATCCAAATAATGCCCGTTCTCACTTATTTCAGGATGATCTTCATCCAAAATAATATCCAACACGACAGCTGGTTCAAACTGTGGAGTTTGAGATACATCTGTCAATAAAAACTTTAGATCTCTCTTTGTGGCCAAAAGATTTACATCTTTTGACTGATCCATTGCGATAGGGGCATTCATATTACGACTTATTAATCTTTATCTCGGAAGATGTGTTGATAACTTCAATTTCTTTCATGAGTTGACGTTTTTCATCTTCTGTCAAAAACCCAGTCATTTCACCGTCAGCACCAACTGTCTGCTTGGACAAAATACGTTGAATTACTGCTGCCAATTTAACCAACTGTTCATCATTCTTTACTTGCACATCCAAGTATTCTTTTATCAATGGTACAATCATTAATGCGTCATTTGCGGTCTTAATTAACGATCTAAGATCACTAATAAGAATATCAAGTTGATCTCTATTATTTTCGGAATTTTTTACAATGTCCTTACAAAGATCCGAAAATTTCTTATTTTTGTATATTTCAATATCGTTGTCCATGCCAAGTATCTATTGTTATAAATAGAAAAACCACTCTTTTTGGAGTGGTTTTCCTTATTTTATTTTAAAACACTGTTACAACTTACCTGTGTCAACGTAAGCTTTAGTGATGTTATTCTGGTAATTCTTCATTCGATTAATCACTTTTGTAATTTGTTGAGTCTTACATGATGAAATCTCTCGGATATAAAGATACAGTGCCTTCTTGTTAAATGCATCAATTCTATCACTGTTACGAAACAATTCGATTACTGCGTTTGCAATATTGATATCACGTTGCTTGGTGAAAATTTTGTTTACGTTCTTTTCCCAATAACTGACCATCAAATCAAGAAACTCACGGTTTTCTTCATCCTTGTAATATCCGTCTTCCTGTTGCAACTTGTAGGTGTTTTCACTAGTGTCATCGCCAATTTCAACATGTTGATTGAATCGTTTGTAGTTAGTATTGTTCTGAAAAATCAAATAGTTCTTAGCGATAATACTGAAATAACTAAATGCCTTACCTTTACCACTTTCAAACTTATGAATGTTGGCAACCAAATGTGCAACGGTTTCCTTTTGAACTTCAATAGGACTAGTTTCAAAATAACAGAACTTAAATGTATTGAACACATTTTCTACCAACTTCTCAAACGCATATTTGATTCTAACATTATAGATTTCGTCTCGTTGAGATTGATCATCCGTAATGTTGTATTGGTTAATAGCCTCTTCGGTCTCTGTGGTAAAATACATCTTCTCCTTAGGCTTACGAGCCTTTCGTTTCTTTCCTTTGGATTCAATAACTGGATCTTCAGAAATAGTAACGATTGCTACAGGCGTTTCAAGAATCGGCTTACTTACGGACTTGGATTTTGTTTGTGGAGACTTCTTCTTTGTCAATCGAGTCACCAATCGTGGGGCAGGCTTTTTGCCCTTTTTAGGAGATTTAACTTTGGGCGGTGTCGTCTTGTTCTTTTTCTTGGTTTTGGCTTTGGTTTTGGCTTTTGACATTTGATTCTATCCTTTGATTGAGTTTTTGGATTATTAAATATAAATCTGAAAAGATCGATCCTACTTCATCATCTTTTTCAAATAATTGTTTATCATCGACTCCTTTGATTTCTTGATAAACTTCATTAATATCATTCTTGAATTCTACTATCCAACTCTCATAAATGTCAATTTTATTTTGACAATTATAAACGATATAACTTAATATAACCGTTGTGGCAAAAAATAGGCCCAACAATAAACTTATTATAATCATAACTTATTCTTCTTCATCTTCCTCACACTCGGCACAGTAATTCGTTAGATATATGAGAGCCTCGTCAACCACGTCCCAATCTTTAGTTGTTTTGGCTTCTCGTAACATTTGTACAATTTCGCATGTTTCTTCTTGACTCATAGACACTTAGAAAATTAATTTCAATAGTCTGCCACAGTTAGCAGTTAGAATTAAATAGTGTCAATGATTGTAAACGATAAAAATTTTTGATTTATCGATGTGTGAAATATCGCTTAAAAAATTCATCACCTTGATTTTCCATTTTATTTAGTTCTTCAGTTGATATTTTTTTGGCCTCTTCATCATCAATTTTACCGTCATTGTTTGTATCATACTTTTCAACAACGTTGACTAATTCGGTAACAGTTGGTTGTGGAATAGACATCTCAGGTGCAGTTTCGGTTACAACCTTTTTTTCTTTTTTAACGACTGGTTCTGGCTTTGGTTCTGGATCTTCCACATTTGAGTATATAGAATACTCTTTACTAATCGCCATGTTATATGCTAGTATCAAGGCTACAGCGAGAGGATCAAATACAAAAATCAATACTAGAATGAACCATTTGACTACGGTATTCAAACTTACATTCAATTCATCAGCAACAAACTTAAACGTTTGAATATCTTTATTAGCAGCAGTATTAAGTTTTAGATCTGTAATCTTTTTATCAATGTTGTCAATAGTTGTAGAATACGCAGACGATTTAGTATTTTCAACCTGAATGTTTTTGTCAGTTTGATCAATTAACTCCATGGTTTGATCTTGTACCTGTCTAAATTGAATTGGATTTCTAGCAAGCAAAGAATTGGTATTGATCTCACTTAGTCTGGCTTCTTGTGTTTTACGTAACGCTGCCAAAGAGTCAATACGTGATTTTACATCTTGTATTTTAACAAGTTCCTGTTTCTTTTGATCTTCTAATGTCTTGATAGTATCCATCATCATTCCGTATTTAACAGATGATTGTTGGTATGCACTAGTCAAATATCCAAAAATACCCAACGATGTAATCAACATCAATACGAATACTGCACCACACAAATACGACTTTAACATCCACTGAGAACGTTTCCAAAATCTATACAAAAACGAGGTAGCAACTAACTTTCCTAATTCCAAGGAAGACGCCATTATCATTGCAGCAATAGATGCTCCTGAAAATAACAATCCGATACCCCAAATAGAGAAGAATGCGGCACATCCAGCAATGAATAATGCTGAAAAGCCAAGTAACAGATTAAAATTTAGTAGGTTTCTGTTCATAGTATATAAATATCTAAAAAAGTAAAAAACCCCACCTTTAACAGATGGGGTGACATAACTTATTATATTTGTGTCACTTTACAGTGATCTTTTTAACTTCAGGTTTGTTTGGTTTGATCTTGTGTAAGGTAATCAACAAAATTCCATTTTCAAACTTGGCATCAATGGTTTCTTTCGAGATGTTTTCACCCAATGTGAAACTTCTACGGAAACTTGAACGTTTCAACTCACGTCGTAGATACGTGCCAGTTTGATTTGAATCACGTTCCACGTTAACCATTTTGTTTCCAAGAATGGTCAATACATTAGATTCTACCTCAACGTTAACATCAGACTTATCCAGACCGGGAACTTCTGCTTCAATCACGATCTTTTCAGAGAAATCAATGATATTAACCTTTGGATACGATCCCTTTTCAAAAAAGTCTACCCCAAAATCTTGGGAAAAACTAGGAACGTTTGCTGCGAAGAATTCATCAAAGATTCTGTCAAACGGAGTCAAGAATTCATCACGATGAAGTGCATGAAGTGTATTTTTATCGAACTTACGAATGGTACTCATATTATATTTTCCTTTCATTAATAGTCCATTTGGACCTATTATCTCTTACTCTATTATAGACCTAAGAGGATGAAACATTTTGTATCATCAATCAATATATAGTTGAAAACCTTTGAAAATGTACTATAAAATAATCACAGTCTATATTCTGGGATGTTGATACCCATAGGTCCATGAACCCCAAATGTCTTTCTCTGCAAATAAGAGTCAACCGTACATTCTCTTGAAAACTTACACGCTACTTCATAAGGAGCAAATACACATCCAAATCGTTCATATATGTGCGCATTGTGAACACATATGTTATAATCTTCGGCAAAATAACCATTACCATGATGTCTGTAAAAATCACCATGCGTTGTGGATACACATGGAATGTATTCGTGAGTCGATACCTCTAACAATTTTTTAGATCTAAAACTGAACCCACCATTACCAACACGATGTGTATTTCCAAACGGGTCTAAATAGTGATTCTCTACGGATGGCCAAGGAGCGCCTATGTAATCGTAATTGTAAAAATCATCATCCCACATTTCTGGATCCAAAATAAATCCGTCATGTTGTACAATTAAACAGTATTTCGTATTAATGTATCTGTGTAAATCAAATATTAGAAAATGACTATATGCTTCACTGGATGTCAAGTATCTACACTTTTCTACTGATATACCATCTTTACTTACTACAGAGGAATCGTGCGTGATAAACTTTACTTCACCAAACTCCAGTTGATTCATACAATGTCGTACTGACATCCACGATTCGTTGAGTTTTATTGAAGTAATACATACTAGAGTTACATCGTTTAGTTTTTTCATACATCTAACTTATTGGACTGTATAATTCGATCAAATTTATCGAATGTATACATCTTACAATAATACGATGTTTCCTTTAACGTCTCAAAGTTTATCGTAAATGTCAATGTATCTAACGACTGACACATTGATTTAATCAATTGTTTTTCGAAAGACTGTACCACGATGACTTTATTAGTAGAATCATATAGTTCAATTTTAACACGTTCTACATCATCAGATAAAAAATGATATGATGAAACCGAAACATTCTTAGTCAATGCTGTAATTTCAGATGCATCGATATCTTTTCCAAATACGTAATTTTGATTGTAAGGAGTTGGTGCGAATTTTCCGGAAAGAGTATATAAAGACACTTCCTGTGTTTTGAACTTAACTCCTGCGTATCGTTCATACTCACCCAATGTGCGCATTGTTCCAAAATTGTACTTCTTTGGAATCACAATCGATTCATCAATTTCCATTCCAAACAATATACGATTTCGTTTTTGTGATTGTGAATCACGTTCCCACCACGACTTTTCATAGACACGATAAATGTTCTTTGTTGTGTCATGATCATCCCAATGTTTTACACGATTATTTCTAGTATACTCATGCCACGCAATAACTTTATGCGGATGATACAAGTCGTATCCATGCGTAAACGCTCTTACTGAGATACTAATTTCCTCACCATAAAAATAGTATTCTGGATCGTGTGGAACTTCCTCACAAAATGTTCCATCAGTAAACGCAAAATGCGCAGAATAGAATCTAGCAGGAATCGGTTTAGTATAAGAATGATGTTTGTGGATTACATTTGGGGTAAAGATAACCGTGCCTTCATCGGTGAACGTATTAAAATCCATTCTCCACGGAACCATTTCATAATTTTCTTTTGGTTCTAATGGATCAAACGAAGGAATATACGCAGTAATTAATGGTTTACTGCTACCCATTGATACACATTGCTGGTACATGTTTTTCAACTCTGTATCCCAGCCTTTTACAAACCTATGGTGAGAATCCAACTGCAATGTGTATCGTTCACCGTTATACTGCCGTTGAATCATATTTCTTGCCCAACAAGCTCCACGACTTTCCTTATATGGAACGTCCAAGATCTGAATGTTCGGATATGATTTGAATATATCCAAACTTTCAAACTCATCATGTTGCCAGCAAATACAAACCTTCAAGTTCTCAGGTTTTTCTGCTGTTTCAAACATATCCAGAATAGTTGGAACCAACTCTGGATCTCTATACGAAGCTATTTGTACAAAAATTGATTCATCGTTCATAACTTAGTTTTCTAACTTCCACATATCATACTCACACCTACATGATATATAGTCAGCGACATGAACAATCCTAGGCAAATTTGTTTTGAGTTCATGATCAGGATTGTAAGACATCAAGTACGATTTATTGGCCTCATGATAAAGACCATCTGACAACTTGATAGCCAATGTTTCCTTCCAAGTACAAGTGATCTGATATTGTTGAAGAATAAACAACGCTCTATCGGTAACATCCATGTACTGTAGATTGGCGTTGAACTTGTATACCTCACCCTTGTTCTTCTTGTGCCATTCACTTTCCTGAATGAGATAATACTCGCCCTGTTCCTTGTCACCCAACTTTCCAAGATCGTGATGAATGGTTGCAAAAGCCAACTCTTCATCAGTAAAGTCAATTGTTCCACCACGGGCCTCATACAACTTCTTGACTCCAAATGAAGTGGTCAAAACGTTAATGATATGATCCAAGTAACCACCAGCATAAGCATTATGATAATGCTCCTTAGCACTAGCGGGTGCCATAATGGCGCGATAACCATATTCGTTCTCACTATAGAGATGCTTCAACTTTTCAAGTCGTTCACCCGAAAAGAATTTCTCAAGTTGTTTTAGGAATTTTTCGTAATTAGCAAAAAGCTCTTTTTCGTTATAAGATTTAGTCATGAACCAAATCCTACATCGAAAAAGAGCTTAGGTCAATTTTTTAATTTAGTTATACAACTGGCTCAGCAGGAGTAAATGATGTTGATCCGTTTGGTGTAGTCAA